ATGGCTTCACGGTGCTGAACTCGGCGGGCGAGCACGGCGATTTACTTTTCAAGCGAGCTGAATGAAACGACTTCTGATCACCTTCTCCGGCGCGTCCTACGACGAGACGACAGCCAAGACAGTAGACCGGGCGCTCTCAATGGGCGCGGATGAATTGAAGGTTTACGACGACGTTTGGCTGATGACAACCGAGTTTTGGCAGCGGCCTGAGGTTCAGTGGCTCTGGAACCACAAAGGGCGCGGGAATGAGCGCGGGAAGCGCGGCTTTGCGTACTTCTCATGGAAGCCGTACATCATCCGGCACGCGCTCGACAACTTCTGTGAGGACGGCGACATCGTTCTCTACCTCGACGCCGACACATTCCCGATTGCGAATTTTGGCGTGCTTTACGACGAGTGCGCGCGCATCGGCGGCATCATGGCGTTCATGGCGACGGCGCAGTTCGGGCCGCTCCGCAATGGCGACTGGAACAAGCGCGACTGCATGATTTGTATGGGCATGGATCAGCCGGAATTTACCGACGCTGGCACCGCCGTCGCGCGGTTCATGCTGTTTCAGAAGGGCGTGCCGCTCGTTGACGAGTTCCTGGCCGAGTGGCAAAAGCATTGCCTCTGCCCGAACTGCCAGACGTTCGAACTATCAAAGCTCGCGCCGGAGTACCCCGGCCTTCGGGAGCATCGCACTGAGCAGGCCGTTTACACGAACCTCTGCCACCGCTATGGGCTGAAGCTATACCGCGAGGCGTGCGGGTTTGGTAAGGACTGCAAGCAAGATTGGGACCTGTACCCGCAGCTATTCGAGCAGTACGATCCGGGCCGACCCAAGTCACTCGCGGGGAGCAAGTATCGGAATGTATAGCCAGAACGACGAAGAGGACATCATTGAGCGCTGGACCCCGCACACGGGCAAGTTTCTCGACATCGGAGCATGGCACGCGAAGCAGTTGAGCAACACACGGGCTTTGTACGAGAAGGGATGGAAGGGCGTAATGGTCGAGCCGTCGCCCGGACCGATGCGCGGCCTAGTCGAAGAGTATGGCGGCGATCCGGCGATTGAACTGGTTTTGGCGGCGGTCGGGCCGGAGCGTAGCTTGCTCAGGCTTGAAGTCACCGATGGCCCGTATTCGACATCGGACGAAAACAACTTTGCCTTTTGGCGAACCGAGGGCGAGTTCATTGGCCGCGTTTGGGTTCCGGTGCTGACCATCGAGGACCTGATCAACCAGTTCGGGCCGTTCAACTTCGTCAGCATAGACGCCGAGGGCGGATCGGTCGACATCTTCCGGCGCGTGGTCACGAATCCGATGCACCCCGAGTGCATCTGCGTTGAGCACGACAGCAAAACGCAGGAATGCCTGCAAATCGCGCAGGATGCGGGCTACAACCGCTATCACATGACCGGCGAAAACTTGGTATTTGCACGATGAAGCTCATCAACATCGCACCCGTGAGAAACGAGGATTGGTGCATCGGCCTGACGGCGCGCGCACTGCTGCTGTGGGTCGATGAGGCTGTATTCCTCGCGCACGCCTGTACGGATAAGACCGTAGCCATCCTGCTGGACATCCAATCGAGCGCGCGCGAATGGGAGAAGGACGCGAACGGCGACCTGACGGGCGACTACCGCGAGCGCGTTCACATCCTGACCGACGATGACCCAACTTGGCGCGAAATGGCGCAACGGCAGCGGCTTTTAGAGGAAGCTCGCAAGCACGGCGCGACGCACATTTCGACGGTCGACGCTGACGAGATTCTAAGCGGCGATCTACTGCCGCATATCAGAACCATGTGTGAACGGCTGCGCGGCGGCAACTTTAACGGTATACCTATGCGGAACCTGATCAACGGAATCAGCCAGTACCGCGCCGAGAAAAGCGACTGGGGCGAGCGTGCCGGAACCTGCCTTGCGTTTGGTGATTCGCCGCGGATCGGCTGGCAGTCCCGCAACGGCTACGACCATCACCAGCGCTCGCCTATCGGATCGATGATGCAGGAAATGATTCCCCGCAATTACGGCGGGCTGCTACACCTCCAATTTGCCAACCGTCGCCGCCTCATTGCGAAGCACGCGGCTTATAAGGCGATGGAGCGCACGAAGTACCCCCAGAAGCCTGTCAGCGAGATCGAGCGCACCTACAGCGCCGCACCGTCAGAGAACGGCATTCTGGCGGCTGATTGCCCGGATAAGTGGCTGGCGCCGTATACGCAATGGCTGAAGCACTTGCAACTTGATGCCGAGCCGTGGCAGGAGAGCGAAACGCGGCGGCTTGTAGCTGCGCACGGGGCGCATCATTTCGCCGGATTGGATCTGTTCGGAGTCGCATGACCTACGAGAAGCTCACAGTCACATCGCCGCCTCAGTCGCCGACCGAGCCGCTCAATTTGGCGGACGTTAAGGCCGTGCTTGAGATCCCGGACGCCGACACGACGAAGGACTCAATGCTGGAGCTTTACATCGTCGCAGCGCGGCAACTTGCGGAGACTCGGCAAGGGCGGGACCTCGTTTCGAAGCAATGGGACCTGACGATGGACTGCTTTCCTTGCGTGATCAAGACGCGCGACAACCTTTCGGCGGTCGATCTTCTCCGCTACCGGGATAGCGACGGCAACTACACCACGCTGGTCGAGGGAACCGATTACATCGTTGACACCGTTCAGGGGCTTGTCATGCCGCCTTACGGCGAGTCCTGGCCATCGTTCACGCCTTGGCCGTCAAGCGCGGTCCTCTGCTGCTACACCGTAACACCGCCGTCCATCGACGAAGAAATCAAGATGGGCATGAAGTTCGCGATCAACATGTGGTACGTCAACCGCGTTCCGGCTGAACTTGGCGCTTCGGCGGTCCAACAGTATCCCTTCTGCCTCGGACTGCTCGACCACGGTAAGCGGGAGTTCCTGTAATGTTCGGTCGGCAGCGGCACAAGCACAACCCCGGCCGCTTCAACCTCGCCATAACCATCCAAGCTTCATCCGGCGAGCGAGGCACGGGCGGCGACTTTCAGCGGGATTGGGAAGGCGCGACGATGGCCAACCGCGCACTTCGGCGAAACCTCACGCAGCTCGAAGTATCGATGGAAGGCGCGATGTACTCACGCGCGACCGACGTTTTCGAGATGCCGTGGGTTCCTGACCTGACGACCGACCACCGTATCGAGATCAGCGGGCCTCGCTACTTCCGCATCATCGCGATTCGCAATCTCGAAGAACGGAACCGCGAGCTTTACGTTTACACGGTCGAGGACGAAGGCGCGAAGGCGGCGGCAGACTACTAATGCAACTCCAAGAGGCCATTGCGCGGCAGTTGGCACTGACGAGCGGATCGACGTATGCGGCGCTAGAATCGCTTGTAACCGGGACTGGTACGCGAGTCTATTGGGCTATCGCCGGAAAGAATCAAGCGCCTCCATTCGTGTGGCTTCGTAAGGCTGCTCGGCGTCCACTAACGAAAAATATGGATCAAGCGTACAGGGAGCCCGCTGAGACGACCATCGAGGTTTTTTGCGTGGCGAAAACGCAAGCCTCGGCCGCGACAATCGCTGACGCTGTAACAACAGACATGCTGGCCATAGCGGGGCTGATTCCCAACGAATCGCCGACGCCGAGCGGTCAAGTGTACGCGCAAAAAGTTTATCCGCTCAGCGAAGAGGACGTAGTTTCCGAGGATGCATTGGAACTCGGGCTCTTCGGCGAAATGCGGTCGTTCGCGGTTTACACGCGGACAGCCTAACGATATTCGGGACCGTCGAGAGACAGACCCGTAACCACCAAAAACTACCGTCGCGAGACGGAAGGAGACAAATATGCCTTACCAAGCATCCGCCGTCGCCGGTCGGCAGTTGAAAATGAGCGGCAGTTCGCCGCCCTCTTACACTCTGATCCCCGGTCTGACGAATCTGCAATACACCAACCGCGTCCGCAATGAGATCAATGTCACTGCGATCTCAGACGAAGATGAGCAATTCGTTCCTGGCCGACGCGCCGCCGCTTCAGTCACATTCTCACTTTTTGTCGATTACGCCAACGCTCAGCATGTTGCGCTTTTGGCCAACTTCAATGACAACGGCAGCACACAGCTTTACTTTCAGGACGTTTTTGATGATTCGGGCGATACGGAAATCGCTTGGATCGGCTATGTCACGCGATGGGAAGATGCCGCTGACGTGGA